ATGGGCTTAACTCCAACTGATTATTCAAGATACAATGAAGCTCGAGATTATGCCATTAGTTTAGGCTTGCAATATGATGGGTATTCAGAGCGGATTGACCAGTTCAAAAGGACTTGGAGTGATGAACGCCGGAAGAAATCGGTTTGCTTTGCTCTCGAATGCGCTAATGCGAAGATGAGGCGCGTAGTCAATAAGCATTTAGGGGATAAAGTCTGGTGGGATGCTTTTGAGCAGGCCATAGCAGCCGGGATATCTAAGACAAAAGTAATGTGTATGATAGGCCTACCTAATGAGACCCGCGAAGACGTTATCGATTTGCATAATCTGATGGATGAAATGTGGCTTAGGTCGAGAGCTATCAGGCCCCTATCAGCGATTGAACTTTCAGTAAATCCTTTCATTCCTAAGCCTCATACTCCGTTTCAATGGTGCGAATACAAAGAGTCTCCGTTTATGGCTGATTTTGTGAGGATTTATAATGAGAAATTTAATGATGGTTCTTACGTAATGTTTGATGAGAAAATGGGACGCGACGTAGTCAAAGGTTGGAGGAATGTCAAGGGCTCGCCGATTGGCAGAAAACTTGAAGCTTTAATAGACAACTCTGACAGGCGCGTTTGCGTCCCTTTAATTATGTCAGCAATAAAATTCAATGTTTTTTCTGAACAGGATTGGGGAGAATCAAACGTCAAGATGTGGATAGGGATTAGGACTTATGTTCTTCAGAATTATGGATATGATATCAATGATTTTCTCCGTGCTAAAGATTTTAATACCCATTTAGTTTGGGAGCATATTCATACCGGAACTGATAAAGAATTTCTTTGGGAAGAATGGATAAAGTCTTCAAAAGCGGAGGAGACAGCAAGCTGTAGCCAAGCCTGTAATAGTTGCGGTATTGCTAAGAATATTCCTGACGTGGGAAAGACAGCAGTCTGCGGACAGAGGAGCACTATGTTCAGCCCTGATAATGAGACCGGGATTCTCCAAACCAAAGAAATGGCTGATAAAGAGAAAGCAGTTGTTGATACAGAGAAGGCTGAAAGGGAAGCTAAATATAAAGAAATAATTGACGCTAATAAGGCTTTAAAACTATCGTGCGAAGCCGAAAAGAAAGGAAAAGAAAATGTCACTGCCTGACCCGGAAATAAAGAGGATAAAGATTACGGATATTAGTTTTAACGACTATAACCCTCAGGAGATGCCGAAGGAGAAATATCAAGGGCTTGTAGGGCATCTACGTGCGGTAGGCTTTTCAGGGACCCTTCACGTAAGGCCAAGAGAAGAAGGAGAGGACCCGGAGACTATCAAAACTCCTTATGTTCTGGTTGATGGAGAGCATAGATTAAGAGCCTTTATGGAAGTCTTTCCAGAAGCTACCGAGATAGAGTGCTCAATAATGCGCGGGAAGAATGGCTATATGACACGGAAGGAAGCTATCGTAAGCACAATAGCCTTTAATTTCCAGCACGGTGAAGAGAACCCGATAAAGATGGCTCAAGCGTTACGTCTCGCTATCGATGGCGGGATGCTGGTAGAAGACATTGAAGATTTGACCGGTATGAAACGGAATAGGATAGAAGCCTTTATGGAATTTGAAAAGCTCCCGGCTACGGCAATCCCTTCATTCGACGGCCCGCAAGAAGGCCTCCCTAAGCTTAAAGGAGACCCGATAATATTAGCTTTCGCTATATATCCTGAAGACAGGGCTTTGATAGAGAAAGCTTTGTCTCAGCAGCAGAAGCACCTTTCTCCTGATACCGCTATAGAGGAAGAAAAGGGCAAGTGTTTAGTGATACTCTGCCAGAAAGTTTTAGGGGAATTCGTAGAGGAAACCCAGCAAGCTGAAGGGGAGAAATAAAATTTGATGGAAGTTCCGGTTATTGCAACGGGTTACATTTAAAATAGGATATGCAAAAAATGCAAGAGATGTCAAAAGATAGCGTGAAACAATATATTACTGAAAAGGATTTCGCTGAAGCGATTTTTGATGCGAAAATCGTAGGTGGAAGGCTTAGGGAATGCGCCTTCTATTTGGAAACTTATAAGATGACTTTCGGTCAGGAGGATTTAATCCAGATTTCAATAATGGGATATCCTTTTCACGCGTTAGTATTTGCGATAAGCAAAGCAGATGGAGGCCTGAGCTATATCAGGTGTATGGTAAAATGGGCGAAGAGATGATTACGATAGTTAATGTTTATAATTATGAATTAAGCCCGGGTTATTTGATGGCTAAGGTTATGCAGAAAATAGAGGATTCACTATCAGATAAAGAGAGGCAACAACGGGTTAGGAGAGCTTTAAAAGCTATTAAAGATGCGTGATTATGATGGGGAGAAGCCGAGATGAAGGGAATTTGGAATAAGAATTATCCGGTTGTAGTAATTTATGCTTTATTTATGAAAATAGGTGATATAGAATTTTGTTTAAATTAGAGCCTATGTGCGCGAGAAACGCTGTTCTCTGTTTAATCATAGTGAAAGTTAATGATGCCGAGGCTTCATTAGCTTTGCGGTAAAGAAGATGCTTTCTGAAGTTGTATCTGTGGTAGGATATACCCAAGAAGCAATCCGTGAAATCGGGCGTAGGCTTTAATTATTAAAGTTTATAGGTTAAAATTTTAATAAGAGATTTGAATATTAAAAGGACTTTAATATGATAACTGAGCTGATAAATGAATTTAGAAGACAAAACGGGGCAGCTCCTTTCTACCATTGGAATGGTGTAGAGAACCAATATTGTGAATTACATTGCCTCCATATGGAACGGATAGGATGTTGCCATACAGATTTTTACCATTTACTCCATAGGAAGGAAGCGGTTGCAGCTTGGCCGTGGGATTGGGATTTAAAACATACAGTTTCTAAAATGATTTGGGACCCGCAGGATGGATTCATAAATAGTCCGCGTCATAAAGCAGTTTTGCTTATGCCTAATGTAGCTTATGGAGTTCAGGTTAATAATGGTATGGTTTATCTTACTATCAGGGGATGGGAATGACGACAAGAAACGCTTTAAAAAGGGCAAAGAATGGCTAATGGAGAAGCACTACAAGCAGATATCCAATTAGAGGATGTCATATATGTTGATTCTATTATCGGTCAGCATATTGACTGTGATTTGAAATTTGGAGATATAGAAGTAGACGTTACGGTGGGAGATATAGAAGTTGCTCTTCAGTTATTTATCCCGGTAGATTTACAGGTCTCTCCTGAAATCTTTATAGATTATGAAATAGATTTGACTACCCGTGAATTGATGTATATGCACGAGCTGGTAGGGGATGCCCGGGAAATACGGATGCAGAAGGTGGCGCGATATCGTTTTACGATGAAGGCGAGCATCCAAGAGATAGCGGAGATGCTCCACGTTACCCCAAATTTAGTTTATCGAGACCTTAAAGAATTTAAGCAAGGGGTCCTTCAGGCTATTAAAAAAGATTTAAGAGGGAACAAGAAGATTCTGGGGCATATGGTAGAACTGATGACCCAGCTTGATAATCAGACCCGGACTCTTTGGGATAGGTATAACTCTCTCGAAGCAGATGCAGCAGTCTATCGAAAGATTTTAAGGATAGCAGATGAACAAGCCAGCTCTACTGGTGATGTAAAGAATATTGTCAGCGTAGAGCGGGCAATGAACAGGATATTCCAAGTACACGATAGGCAAACTCAATATCTTAATCTCTTGAGGGAGTTGACTAAAGAGATGCGCGCTACTTGGAAGGAGTTCGGTCTTACCGGTGATGATGCGATGAAGATAATATTATCCGGCGGAGTCGATATCGATGTCAAGATTAAGCAGACTAAAGAAGTTATTATAAGCTTGATAGAGATTATAAAACTTGAAGTATCAGACCTTGAGACCCGGAAGAAGATATTCAGCCGTCTCGCGAATGATATTAGGATTAAAACATTGTCCCGGCACGAACAGGGAGAGGAAATAGAAGATGGAAGCCTTGTGTAATGATACCGTAGAAATTAGGCCTTTATATGATGTAGAATCAGTCAAGCAAACTCCGTTCATAGCCCCCTATCTCCCCAAAGAGGATGTAATCGAATCCGATATCTCTAAATACGGAGAAGATGATGAAGAGTTTCTGAGGCTCCTCGTTGAATCGAGCGGAAGGGATTCGGGGATATGGCGATGGCCTGCAGTTAGTATAGAAGACTGGCTTCTCGGTCAAAGGTATCTTAATTTATCGGGAATAATCCGTAAAGCGGTTTATGATGATATCTGTGCGTTCTTCAAGACGGTTGACGGTAATCCGTGGAATAGGCTTTATAATGAAGCGTGGTTTGAAGAAGGTATTGGCTCCGGAAAGTCTTATAAAACTTCTTGCATAGCTACATATTTTCAGCATTTACTTCTCTGCCTCCGTGAGCCCCAAAGATATTTCGGAATAGATAAATCTTCCAAGATAGCAATTATGAATATGTCAGTGTCGGAACGCAATGCTATCAAAGTTATTTTTTCTGAAATAAAATCAAAGATAGATACCTGCGTCTGGTTCAATGAAAGGCCGTGGGAAAGAGATGACGCCCGGATGCCTGACCCGAACTGTTTATCTGAACTTAAATTTAAGAATAATACTTTTATCAGGCCGGGAAGTTCTTCTTGGAGAACTGCTGTAGGCTATCATATCCTTGTAGGGATAATCGATGAGGCAGGCTCGTATCGTAAGACAGATAATTCAGACCAAGCCGGGGATATTTATAATGCTCTTCAGAGAAGGCTTGGCTCAAGGTTTGAATCTAAAGGAGCGATAATCGGAGCAGGTTCTCCGATGTATGAAAATGATTTCTTGGAGGACAAGATTAAAGAAGGCGAAGACCCGCAAGCGAAAGTTTATGCTAAGCGTAGGTCGCTTTGGGATTCTAAATATCCGGATTGGAAAGGGGATTTTTTCTACGTTGATAGAGTCCAGAGAATAATTCTTGATGCTAAGCCCTCGGAGATGAAGGATGTTGACCCCATCCCGATGATACCTTTCCTTTTTAAGGCCTTCCGGGCGAACGTTACTAAAGCATATCGTGATTTCGGAGCGAAGGCAAGCTCTACTATAAATGGTTTTTTTGAAAATCCTAAAATTCTTCTTGAAAGATTTAATCGACATAGGGAAACGGACCCGGTAGACGCTTTAGGTAGATTTAAGCCTTCTTTTAAATGTATTGATAAGCAAGCTTTTTATGCTATTCACGTTGACCTTGCTCTTTCAGGCGATGCTTGCGGATTCGCTTTAGGGCATCACGCCGGAACTACTACCGATGAAGGAGCAACGATTGTTTATATTGACCTGATGATGAGAATAAAGGGAAGCCCTGAAGCGCCGATTAGAATTTCTAAAATCAGAGAAATAATTTTCGCACTTAACGAGATGGGCTTCCCTATCAAAAATGGCATAGTTACTTATGACGGATTCCAGAGTTCTGATTCTCTCCAGATTTTAGAGAGTAAGGGGTATAATGTAGAAAATCTTTCGGTTGACCGGACTACTCTTCCCTATTGCAATTTAAAAGAAGCGATAAATGAGAACAGGCTTGATTATTATTATATTCCTTCCGGAGACCCTGAAGACCCTTCGGCATCTCAGGTATTTATAACTGAATGTTCTCGGCTTGAGGAGATTGAAGGAAAGAAAGTCGACCATCCTCCGAAAGGAAGCAAGGATGTAGCTGATGCAGTCGCGGGAGTGGTTCACAATATTATTGAAAAGGCGAGCTATGTTGGAAAAGTTCAAGTTGCTATTTTATAAAGGAGGACTATAATGAAAGATGCTACTCGCGAAGCCATCGAGATGAGGATTAAAGATTTGGAATCAGATATTAATATAAGAACCGAAAGGATAGAATCTAATAGAAAAACATTAGAAGCTCTTGAGCAAGAGAATCTTAAAGACAAAGCATCTGTTGAGCACCTTAAAGAAGATTTGAATGGAGGACTATAATGGAAGAAGATATAATTTTTACGTGTATCGTAGGCGAGCCTTGCGCGTATAGCTTTCAGGATGATGCGCGAATAGGATGTAAATATAAAGGATATTGCGATTTTCAATTACCGAGGGATAGCAGAGATAATCCCCCGAAGGAGGAAGTCAAATGAGGAATAGACCTGATAATATTATAGGAGAGAAGAACGGAGTAAGGGCTGCGATAATCACGAGTGAGGGAAGAATTGTCACCGAAGATATCTTAAAACAATATCAGATAACTCCTCCCGAGAGTAAGCAGGTTGATGATATGAAATGGAAAGCTCCGGTTCTTGAGCCCCCTTACGACCTTTTGAAGCTGATGAGCTGGATGAATGTAAACGTAATCCATTCGTCTTGCATCAGGGTTAAAATTCAGGATACTGTAGGCATCGGATATCATTTAGAGTCTTCCGAGG